CCGGTTAAGCAACCATCCGAGTCTATTAAAATGGCAGAGGGCTTACTGAAACAGGCAGCCCGTGATGTGGGGTCTCCCGATAAGATACAGGCGCTGGGAGAAGCAACCCTGTATAGAGACCCAGAAACATTGGCTGATGTTAAAGTAAAAGATAAGATTGACTTACAAGACTATTTAGTCATGGCAGGGCAGTCTTCTTTTAATAAAATGAATAAATGGTCTATTGATAAGACATCTGAAATTGATAAATTAAAAGCAGCGGGGGATACAGCAGGTCTTCAAGCTTATGCAGAAAAGCTGCAAAAAGACAGCCCCCAGGGTTATCTTACACTTGAGCCTTATCTTCGCAAGGCCATAGATGCTGCCCCTGAAATAAAAGCACGTTTATTGGAAAAAGAAGCCAGGAACCATGCCAAACAGGTAAATGCGGACATAGGTGTCCGAACAGCTAAAAAAGCTATTTATACCTTATTGTCTGGTGGCAGGGCGGCTCTTGGTAATAATCTGACTGTACAACAGTATGACGAGACAGGAAACATTGTTACAAAGACAGTATCAAAAGATGACCAAAACAGGGCAGCAGAAGAGGTCTACATGGAACTCATGCAGTCTTCCGCAGACCCCGCTGTAAAAGCAAGACAAATGATGGCTGTCTTAGACTTTGCGCCCCATGGTGCCCTTGCAGAGGGCATAAAGAACCAGGTGCATGAAGCCTTGATACACCCATCGGCATCTGCTTTGAATGATGCCTTTTCAAAGAGTTTTGGCGGTATAACAACAGGTCTCCATATGCTGGCAGCTGATACACCACGATTTATGTCTATCTTTGGTGATGAAGACACAGCTAAAATCCAAACATTACAGATGTTAATGGACATGAACCCAGACCCGTTGAATGTAGAGCAGCCTTTGTCTATGTTCATTAATGGAGCAGAAAAGCTGGCTGATAAGGTACAGAGACAGCTGTTTGAAGATGACTATATTAATATGGCTAATAACAATGCTGTGGAAACTTTAGATTATTCTACAGAAGACAATGAGAGCGTTAAGGCAGACAGGGCGTACCTTGATGACCCCTTAGTGCAGCCTTTAGCGCACAATTTGTTCCTTTATGCCCGTGCATGTGGCATGGATGAAGACACAGCGACCCAGCAGGTCAACGATACAGTCTCAAGAGTCTTTATGACCTATAAGGGACATATTTTGCCAAAAGCGTTCTTTTCGGACATTTCAGCAGATGATAAGCTGGATGCAGGTGCAGCCACCATGAACTGGTTAAGGCACAAGACAGCTGTCAATAATGCTGCATGGGGTGTAGAAGAAGACAATTTGTACTTTGAATACAGCCGCTGGGACCATACGTTGGTCTTAAGGTCTACAAATTGGGCACAACCTGTAGCTGCTTATACCAAAGCACAATTTACAGAACAGTCCAATATTATGTCTGATGAATTAGCCAATGGTAATGAAACAGCGGCGGCTATTATAGACAGTGAGACGAATACAGATGATGCATCGGATGATAATGATAGTATCACTGATAATGTTTTAAACAGATTTAGTGGAATTATAGATTAATAAGGAGGTGTCTAAGTGCCAGGTGATATGAAACCATATATGGATTTGGCGGAGATAGCTGCACAGGAATTTCAAAATAAGACAGGCAGATATCTTGACCCTAATTTAATATGGGCACAATGGTACCATGAGACAGGTGGCTTTACGTCTGAACTCTTCCGAACAGGAAACAATTTAGGGGGCTTTACAACCACTGAAGATATGGGGGATGACTGGAGACAACCCGATGGAGACCTCTGGTATAGGCCTTTTTCTTCCAGAGAAGAGGGGGCAAGATTTGCTGGTGCTTATCTGGCAAATTATGTTGAGAACGGTATTGCAGATGCAACAGACCCTATATCTTATGCACAAGCATTAAAGAATGGTGGTTACTATGGGGCGTCTGTAGAAGAATATGCTTCAGGGTTGACCAGTGCTTTAGGTGTGTCTCCTGATTTCCAGGTGTTTGAAGAAGCACACCCAATAGGGCCTTGGGGAGAGACACCCGCACCTATTCCTGAAGACAACCGCCATCCGTCTTACTTTGAAAGAACGTGGGAAGAAACAAAAGATAAATTTATTGATAATGCAGTCGATGATGGTGCATGGGCTGTATTAAGGAACCTTTGGGCAAACATAAATGCATCAGGAGTGTCTCATTTTCTGGATACATATAACCCATCTCAAGAAGAAGTAGAGATGGTTAAAAGAGAACTGCCAGACACAGATACACAAGGCAACAAGGTAGCGGGAGCGTTAGCTGCACAGGAATATGTCTTAACACATGCATCCAGTGCAGAAGCATTACAAGAGCTCCTCCACATGAAGCAAGAGGACATGCAGAGGCGGGCACGTGTTTCCCAGATGGAATATGGCCTGTCTACTTTAGGGTCTATAGTAGGTGCCTTATTTGACCCTGTAACTATCGTAGCTGCTGGTGTCTCTGGTGGTACAGCCTTACTGGCAAAAGCTGGTAAGGTGGCTGCTTTAACTAAAAAGATTTCACTTTTAAAGAAACAAATGCGTGTGTCTTCTGCTATTACAGGTATGGATAATTTTGCCATTCAGTGTGGCACGAAAGTTGCTTTAGGTTCGGCGGTAGCTACAACAAACCGCTGGGCAGCAAAGAACTATGGAGGCTGGGAACCAGACTATGCTTCTGCTGCTTTCCTTGGTGGGGCCATTGGGGGCGCTATTGGTCTTGCAGGCCGCTTGCGAAAAGCAGGTGTCCGTGGCAAGAAAATTAATGCCCTTGAAGACACCATAGAGCAGACTAAAAGAACCATAGTGGCACAGGCAGAGGATTATGTTTCTCCTATGTCACATAAAGGGCAGGTAGTAGACTACCTGTCCAAAGTAAATCAGAGGCGGCTGGCAGATGGCAGCAAAGAAGCCCAGGAGCTCATGGATGCTAACAAGCTCTTTATTGTGTCCAGAGAACATGCAGAAAAGTTAGCCGCCTATAATGGTATTTCTTTAGACAAGAAAGCTGTAGCCTTTACTGATAAGGCATCAGGTGTGTCTGTTTTATTGTCCGATAAGGTGACACCTAAGAACATTAAGGGCTTAGTGGCACATGAAGTAGGTGTGCACCAGGGCTTACAGCATATAATGCCTGAAAATTCTTATAAGCAATTGCTGAATACCGTACAACAGAAGATGCAGACATCAAAAGACCCTGCATGGCAAATAGCTGCTAAACAGGCCGATAACCCTGAAGAGGCATTAGCCTATTGGGTAGAACATTCTTTTAATAAGAAGGAGAAGTTTTGGCAGCGGCTAAAAAAGAATATTACTAATAAAGAAGCAACGGATGAAGAGTTAAAAGACTTGATAATCCGTGGTGTTCAGAATGAAATTAATAATAAACAAGTAGTTACGCCGCTGGTTGACGGGTCTAATGTAGTCATGGATATTCATTATTCCAAAGACAACATGTTAACCCCTGTTCATGAGACCTTTATGGATACTAAAGGGGCTGTGTCTAAAGAAAATAAACACTGGTACCTTGATTTCCTGGGTCTCCATTTTTCTCCAGGAGAATGGTTAGAGGCGGGCTGGCTTCCTGGTACTCTTTACGGTAAACTGGCTTCTTCCCGTTTACCACGGTTAAGAGAGGCTGCAAATATCCTTTTACACGATGCACAAATGCGTGGACACGAACGCTTTGGTATGACACAGCCAACAGAGGACATTAAACGGTTTATGCAAGACCGCTGGCTGTCTATGTATAATGATTTTATGGATGACCGTATCAAATATACGGTGAAAACGTATGGTCATGCGGGGGCATTAAGAAATAAGTATATCAATAAAGTCAATGAAGACATTGTTAAATGTTATAACTTACTTAATGAAAATTGTGCTGCCTTGGGTAAAGCAGACACTTTGTCTAAATACCCCGCTGAAATTGTGTCTTTAGCACGCCGTATGAAAGCTATTCGCAAAGACATGATGGAATTTGGGGCAGCGGAAGGCGAGAAGTTAGGTGGACGAAAAGGTACAGGAGCATATCTTAGTCATAATGGTCTCTTTAATGATGATGAATTTTACCGTATTGTAGACATGGATAAGATGTATGACTATGTAGGAGCACACTATTATGGTGGTGCTAAAGGCTGGGATAAGTTTCAGGACATGCTTACAGATTATGCAAGACGCAATGCAAATAGAAAGGTTATCAGAGAGCAGCTGGAACATAAAGCCCAACAAGACTTTGATATTGCAAGGCTTCAGTATAACAGCAAGCCACACGGGCCTAAAGACGCCCCACCTATTAAGACAGACGTAACCGATGAAGCCGTGGATGCCTGGATAGAAGAAAATGCTAAGGATTGGGCCTTTGGTATTCGAGATAGGCACATGTCTGACATGGAATTTATGGATGGCGATGTGTCTACTTTTAGGGACAATATGGCCTCTTTTAATCACCGTTTCCCTATGGATACATCCGCTGAAATGGATATTGGTAACGGTGTTACCTTCTGTTTTGACCGAGATATGCGTGATTTTGATATAGACAAAATTATGCCACAAATGATAAACAGAATGTCTGGTGATGTTGCCCTTCATGCAACCTTTGGGGAAGCCGGTACTAAAGATTTTCTGGATACCTGTGCCCAAGAATTAGAAAAGAGCAAACATATATTGGGCAAAGGGGGTGCAGAGAGACAGAAAGATGCATTAAGACGTTCCATCCAGATGATAAGAGGTGTTGGAGATTATAATACAGCCGACATGAAGAATTGGAACCTGCTGTCCAATATGATACGTAAGCATTCTTATGCAAACGTGGGCGGTAACATGACCTTTGCACAGACAGGTGAAATTGGGTCTATGGTTGCTTACAGCGGCTTTCATTCTTTGCTGTCTGGTATTCCTGTCTTTGGTAAAACACTGGCCAGGGGTTGGAGGCACATGTCCAATGGGGAACTGGCGTCTATAGCCGAAGCAGCCGAAAAGCATCTAAAGGGAGAGTCTATTGCGACCAAAGCGTGGCATATGAGCTCCTCTATGACTAACCGTGCCTTTAGTCAGACTATGGCACATAATGATGACGGTTCACGTACCTTATTGTCCACAGTGGCCGATAGTGCTTACAAATGGACACATAGAGAGTCCTTATTGACCTCCACTGTGAACCAGATGACGAAGTTGACAGACGCTATGGAACAGGAGTCCCGTATTAGTGCCATTACAGACCTTATAGATTGGGCAAATGGTAAAACATTTAGTGCCTTTAGGAACCCTGTAAGCGCAAAGAAACTGAAAGCAGCAGGGGTGTCTGATACGGTTAGCATGAAGCGGGACATAAAGAAATATTTGGATGTTCCACAAGACCAGGTAGCAGCTTCAATGGACAAATGGATGCAGGAGTCTCCTGATACGTTTACATTATGGAGACAGCTGGTTAGGAACCAGTCTTTGCGGTCTATTCAACAGCAGACTATAGGAAACACTGGGTACCTTAAGGATGCTAATTGGTTCACTAAATTGTTCTTCCAGTTTAAAGATTTTACATTTAGGACGATTAACGGACAGATGATGAGGGCATTACAGTCCCATGAAGTGGACGATGGGATGGCATTAATGTTCTCCATGGGCACAAATGCAATGACCTATTATGGCTTGACAGTAGCCAGAGGGTACGCTATGTACCCCAATGATACAGCTAAACGGGATGCCTTCTTTGATAGGAACCTTACGCCACAGCGCTTAGCCTTAGCGGGGTTGACAAGAGCATCCTTTATGTCTATTCTGTCTGTAGGTACCGATGTAGCGGAAATGACTACAGGCTTCCAGGGCTTTAGAACTACAGTAGATAATACCTACAAAAAACCATATTCGGATATGTCAGTAGGTGGAAAGGCTGGGAAGTTTTTTGGGCAGGCACCTGCTGCGGGTGTTATCGACAAGACCACATATGGGACAATAGGTGCTTATAATTTGGCAACACACCAGGGAGACACAAGAGATTTTGATAACCTAATGCGGTCTTTGCCGTTAGGCTCCTGGTGGGCAATGGTAGGTGTGTCTTCACTAATAAAGGATAATCTGAATTTGAAGAAACCCAGACCTAAGAAGGTAGCCCCGAAGAAACGGGAACATAAACAGAAAGGGTTGTTGGACAAATTGAAAGGATAATATCATGATAGATAATTGGAAACGAGCTTGGATGTCCCCAGAAGAGCAAGAAGAGTACAACCGAATACGAGAAATTGCTACAAGTGATGTAAAAAGAAGTGAATACATGACAGAGGCAGAGCTGATTCGTCTACTGGCCATGTATCTATTGGCTACTATTGGTGGGTTTTTTACCGTGTTTATTGTACGAGAGCAGTTTGGTATTATTGGTGCAATTATTCTTTTATGTATTTATGCAAAAATATTTTGTTCAACAATTTAATTATTAAGTAACAAGAGGGTCTTAATGGCCCTCTATTTTTTTTTATGTAAGAAAGGAGCCCTATGGCTGACGAAAGAAAAACACAAGTGACATACCAGGGCAATGGGACACAGAGGGTTTATTCTTTTTCGTTTGATTATCTTCGCAAGGCTTTTGTTAAAGTACGCTTGATAGATAATGAGACACGAAAAGAACTGGTACAGGGGACAGAATACACTGTAACAGATAAACAAATTACCTTAGCGTCTCCCACTAACCTGAAGATAGAAATTGTAAGGCAGACCACTACACAGCCACTGGTAGCCTGGAAAGATGCGTCTGTACTAAAAGCAGTCGATATGTCTGTACAAGAAGTACAGCTGCTGCACTTGGCGGAAGAAACCAGAGATGAAGTACGTGATGGGGGTATGGCTTTGTCTGAAGCGGCACAAGCTTGGGATGCACGTATGCACCGCATTATTAATCTTTTAGACCCTCAAGACCCCACAGATGCTGTCACACTACATTTTATTACAGCACATAAAGAGTCCTTTTTGAATGAACTGCAAACAAAAGGGCAGGAGCAGGTGCAGAATATTACACAAACAGGAAACACCTATTTAAATAGGCTCAATGCCTTAAAACAGGCGGGGGAAGCTTCCGCAGGCAGTGCTGCCCAGGCCAGCTTACAGGCAGTGGCTGCACAGAGCAAAGCTAAAGATTGGGCGATAGCAACGGGTTCTCCTGACGGACAAACTGATACAGAGTCTTCGACAGGTAAGACACAATCCAGCCGTTCATGGGCTTTAATTGCAAAAGACCTGTGGTCTCAATGCGTCTCTGTGCTAAATGAAGTAAACACTTATATGCAAACTGTACTTAGTAAGGCAGAAGAGGCAACTATAGCGGCTCAACAGGCTTTTCAAGCACAAGTAGGAGCAAAGCAGCAGGCAACCAAAGCAACCACACAGGCAACACAGGCGGCACAATCTGCACAGGCCGCGGCAAAAAGTGCACAACAGGCTGCAACATGGGACCCTAATAATTATTATACAAAAGATAAATCAGATGATAAATATTATCATGAAGGTGTACCTTTGCCAGTAATGTATGATAATGAAGTTAATTTTGCGGGAAATGAAGAAACCATACAGTTTGGCTTTCGTGACCACGATATTAAAACATATCGGTTTGGCAACGGCACGCAAGGCGGATTAGCTGATATCACCGCAAAGGCATTTGATGGCAATTTATGTTCTGGTTCTTTTACTGGTACGCAACAAATGAATGACTGGTTGCGTCAGCACTATAAAGATGATAACGTTTATGCTTGTCTTGCACACCGCGCCAATGAAATTGTAATTAACGGCAATAAGCAGTGGGGAACTGTTTTAATGAGTGCTTTTCCAGTACATGACGGACGAGCATTAATAACACAGCTGTTTTTTGCTAATTCTAACGGCTTGTTTTATCGCTATTTGAATACACCAGATGATATAGATAACACAAACAATTGGTACCAGATTGTGGGCACAAACAATGAGAATAAGCTAAAAATTGGTAATAATTACATATGGTTTGCGTGAGGTGGTGTTTATGGGTGTATTTAAACATTTATGCTATCAGAAAGAGAATGGAGAAACAGGACAATGTGATGTATATGATGACCAGAACGAATGTCCAAACCCGCGAATGTATGTCAATGTAGACGGACGAGATGGCTATATAAAACTGGGGGGGTTTAATGACTCGCAGGCAAGTCCTTTACGGTGTTATATAGCCAGTGCAGGACGGGAATTTGCAATTTTAAAAAGAGCATATAAATAAGGAGGAACAAATGCGATATCATGATATGCTTACATTTTGGTTTTTGTTTTTATTTCTGTTACTTGCTTCCAGACTGGCGGTGAAACTTTGAGAGCAGAAACATTTAAAAATGATGTAATAAAGGTTACACCTTCTGCGGGTGTGACCTTTTCGACTTTTATGGGTTTTTCATGGAACGAATGGGTCTATATTCTGACCTGCATTTATACAGTAATTCAAATAGGTTGGCTGCTATACAAGATGTATAAAGCCATTAAAGAAGAAAGGAGACACGCATGACACCTGATGAATTTATTAACTGGTTAGGGCCTAAAGCGGCCACAGTGGCACATAAATGGAACCTTCCTGCATCCGTATTGATTGCACAGGGGGCTCTGGAGAGTGGCTGGGGACGGTATGTGATTGGTGATTACAACGTCTTTGGCCGTAAGTGGAACGGAACAGGCCCTTATATTGTCACAGAGACACAAGAGTGGTCTGATACATATGGCTACTATACGATTGAAGACCACTTCCAGGACTACAATTCTTTGGAAGAAGCTTGCGAAGATTGGTGTATTTTGATGGCCGAAGAACCTGCATATGCGGAAGCATGGCAAATCTGGAGTAACACCTTTGATGTAGCCTCCTTTGTCTATGCTATGGGTAGTGTCTATGCAACCGACCCTGACTATGCAAATAAAGTTTTGTCTATTATTGATGCAAATACACTGCAAGCTTACGATGATTATGGGGTGCATAACGCATGATAAAAATTGATGAAAAGCTGATAGACCAGATAGCAGAACTGGAAGTCACTGCACTACTTGAAGGTTTGAAAGATAAAGAGCTAAGAAAGAACCCCGCTTTTCTGGATAAGGTACGGAAGTTTCTTAAAGAAAACGATATGAAAACTACACCAGAAACTAAGGGAATGGCGGAATTAAAGAAACAAGCAACCGAAGTAATTCCCATCTTTAAAGACATGAGGTGATAAAGAGTGTGGACAGAAGAACAAATAACAGAAGCCAGCAAAGATTTTCGTGTCTTTGTCTTCATGGTCTGGAAAAGTATTGGTCTTCCTGCCCCCACTGCCATTCAATATGACATAGCAAAATACTTAATGACCCCACCTGGAGACCGCTTTATCATTGAGGGCTTCCGTGGGGTTGCTAAGTCTTTCCTGACTTGTGCCTATACGGTATGGCGGTTGTGGAAAGACCCACAGCTAAAGGTCTTGGTTGTCTCCGCCTCCAAAGACAGAGCAGACGCAAACGCTGTATTTATTAAGCGTATTATCATGCTCTTGCCTTTTTTGGAACCTTTATTGCCACAAAGAGGACAAAGAGATACACAAAATCTTTTTGATGTGGGACTTGCTGTTCCTGATATTTCCCCGTCTGTTAAATCAGTGGGAATTACAGGGCAGATAACGGGAAGCCGTGCAGACCTGCTAATCGCTGATGATGTCGAGGTTCCTAATAATTCGGGAACACAAATACAGCGAGATAAACTATCAGAAGCCGTAAAAGAATTTGATGCTGTCTTAAAACCAGGAGGGCAGATTATCTACCTGGGTACCCCACAGAATGAGATGTCTCTTTATAATGAATTGACAAAACGTGGGTACAAAAAGATGGTATGGACAGTTACTTATCCAAAAGACCAGAAAGAACGGGAAAACTATGGAGACGAATTAGCCCCCTTTATTGCCCAGAAGTTTGATGAGAACCCTACAAGGTACAGTGGGTTGCCTACTGACCCTGAAAGGTTCGATGAAGATGAGATAGCAAAACGTAGACTGTCCTATGGGCGTGCAGGTTTTGCCTTACAATTCATGCTCAATACGAACCTGTCTGACGCAGAAAAGTATCCATTGAAAGTAAAAGACCTCATTGTGGCCGATTTAGACCTCAATAGCTCCTCCATGAAATGGGCATGGTGCAGTGAACCGTCTAAAAGGTTACATGATGTACCCTGTGTGGCACTTAAAGGTGATTACTTTTATGGGGCATTAAGCCGCTCTGAAGAGACAGAAAATTATACAGGAACAGTAATGGCAATAGACCCGTCTGGGCGTGGAAAAGATGAGTCAGCATATGCTATTGTAAAGTACCTAAATGGTTATTTATTTCTTATGGAGGTGGGCGGATACCGTAACGGTTATGCTCCTGAAACTCTTTCTGCTTTAGCTTTGAAGGCTAAATTTTATGGAGTTAATGAGGTTGTTATTGAGTCTAACTTTGGGGATGGTATGTTCTTACAGTTATTAAAACCCGTATTAAACAAAACACATCCTTGTGCTACTTCAGAAGTAAACAATAGGACACAAAAAGAACAACGCATTATAGACACCTTAGAACCAGTTATGATGCAACACAGGCTTATCATAAATACCACAGTAATCATGGAAGATTATGGTGTCTATGAGGGCAACCCAGCGTACTCATTGTTTTACCAGATGACCCGTTTGTGTAACGAAAGGGGCGCATTGGCACATGATGACCGCTTAGATGCTGTGTCTATGGCAGTAGCCCATTGGAAAGAAGTTTTGGATAGAGATGCGGATACGGGCATTGAAGAACACCTTGAAGAACAATTAGAAGCATGGTCTGACCCTGATAGGGGAATTACATATATTCCTGATATGGGTAAGCAACAATTATCCACAGGACACTATCACCTTAAGAACCTTGCTCCATATCGTTCATAGATTGCAATGAAGGGGTCTATTTGCCCCTTGAAGGCACCTTAATGAGTCATATGTCATTCGAAAGAAACCACACTAACTAATAAAAATAATTTACACAGAAACTTCTTGAATGATAAATTACTCATGAAAGATACAAGAGGGGCCTTCCTGGCCCAAATAGACCCCTTTTTGAACGTTTTAAGAGTATAGGAAGAGTGTACTGATAATAATAATAATAAAGTCACTCTTTTTCTATTTGCTTTTCTTTTTGTAATTTGCAATTCATTCCTAAATATAGGGGTGATTGTAGCACTTATATACAAAATGGTGATTGTAGCACTTATTAGAAGAAAGAGAAAGAAAAACATAATGTAACATAAAGGTACATAATGTAACAATAAGGATACTAAATGTTTCACTAAATGTTTATTATTATTGTTTAACTAAATGTATAACTTATATGTTTAACAATTAATTACCTATATGTAACCTATATGATACATAAATGTAACAGATACTTTGTGTCTTTAAAAACAAAACACAGCATGTTGTGCACACACACACACACCAAAAATTTTGATTGTAGCACTTATTAGAAGAAAGAACCGTTTTTCTTCTATTTTTTTTTTGTACGGAGGTAGATAAAAATGATAAGTGACAAAGAAGCAAGGCAGTACATTTTGCAGCAACTTTATGATGAAGGCTATAGGTACCTTGCAAGAGATGAAAGCGCTTTCCTTTATGCACATAAGAATAGACCAAGAAAGAAGCAAAATATATGGGACGGCTTGGGTTGTGTTAATTCCTGTATACGCATATACAGTTTCTCATGTTTTAAGGACATAAAGTGGGTTGATAGTGAACCCCTTGATATTGGAAAAGAGTTGGGCATTATTGATTGGACAAAGGTGCCAAAAGACACAAAAGTGCTTGTATGGGATGGGGAAGGTACATTAAAAAATAAAAGGTATTTTTCACATTATGAGGCATCCGCCACTAATTTTCCTTTTAGAGTTTATTGTGATGGGGCTACATCATGGTCTAATACAGACGAGACTGTTGGTTATCAATGCTGTGAACTCTTTAAGGATGATGATGAAGAGGAAGAGGAGGGGGAACACAATCATGACTAAATGTACCCCAGAAGAAATTCAGGAGCTTATAGGGCTCTATGAGGACGCTTTAGCCGATGACTTGAATTACTATGAGGATAAATGTGAGACACCCATTGAGCTTAGTGCCAACATGATGGAAGCCATTCAGGACTGCATGGAAGAACTGGAAGATAAGCTTATTACATTACTGTTTGAGGGTAGAAGAGCTTATAAGAAAAAGTTTGGGAAGGAAAAGGTAACATGAAAAATGACCACAATTTTTAATATTAAACATGACCTTTTATTACGCCTATATAACTTTGGTTATAGTTATTTAATACGGACGAACAGGGGGCTCCTATTGGCCTGTACAGAAAAACCAATAAAGAAAAAGGATACCGTATGCTGGATAGTAGATGAAAAGGCATGTCCGATACAAGATTATCATTTATTTAAGGAGATTTGTGTTTTGAATACGAAGCCCTTTAACATTGAAGAGTTTCTTAACAGGAGGGGGTTCTTATAAATGACTAAGTATACAGCAGAGGACATACGTGCCCTTATTGAGGTCATGGAGGATGACCTTTTTGATGACTTGCTGAACCATGTAAGTCATGCACAGACCACTTCAGACATTGTAGATGGCATGGAAGAGAGCATATGGGCACAGGGTGATAAGCTTTCTGAAAGGTTAATCCTTTTATTATTTCCAAACGAGAAAGGAGGAAGTACGTGACATTAAAGGCAAACGATAGGGTGATAGTGACCAGACCAGATGGCACCATTTTTAAGGGTGTCTTTGCGTTCAGCACTGGCAAGAATTGTCTTGTTTATGTACGAGAAGGTACGTTTAAAGGCTTAGTGACCGTCTGTGAAAGCAGAGTAATAAAGGAGACAGAGGAGGAAGAGGAATGAGTAAGGTAGATGCCTATAATCCTGATTACTATGCCAGCATGCCTGTACAGCCAATTATGGTTATGCATGCTTGTCTGACAAAAGAGGAATTTATTGGTTATTTACGAGGGTGTCTTATCAAGTACCAGATGCGCAGGGGGCGTAAAGAAGATGTTGAAGACACCGATAAGAAGATTTTAAGGTACAAAAAGTGGCTCAATGAAATTACAAGGAATGGGAGTGTGACCGTATGAACCTAAAAGAACTACTTGACCGTGTGATTGATTTAGGGGGTTATATTAACCCAGAAGACCCCGTGTACTTTATTAATGAAAAGGGGAAGGACGTGCAGATACTAAGCTCTTTTAGTCTTTCAAACGGACAGGGATTAGTTAGGAACGGGATATATTTTGTAGTAAAGGAAGTAGAGGATGTTACCAACACTAAAAATAAAGAAACTGTATGAAGGGGCTGTTATCCCTGAACATAAAAATAAACAGACAGGATGGCTGCCACTTACCATTGATGAGGATGTGGTTATCTTTAGTCAGGATATATGTGAAGTACATACAGGCATTGCTGTTCAGATACCTGCTGGATACCATGGTGAAATTCACACCACGTCTTATTTAGGGCAGCATGGAATTAATTTGGCTAACAGTATAAAAATAATTGACGAAACGTACATGGGTGAGGTGTGTCTACTGCTAAGAAACAGCGGGGCAGATGCCTGTCACCTGAAAAAGGGGCAAGTAATTGCTAAATTGGGTCTTATAAAAGACCCTGTTTTTAATATGTCCGTTGTGGATACATTTAACAATGAAGAAGTTATGGAGGATGAAGATTAATATTATGGCAAAGACAGAATATACAAAAATTGTTACTAAAGCTGGAGAAGCTTTTTATGCACATTTAAGAGAACCTGAAACATATGAAGGAAAGGAATTGGGTTACAGCATCCAGCTGAAGCTGAATAAAGAAGACACCGATGAATTGCTGGGGCAGATTGAAGCGGAACTGGAAAAAGCAAAATCAGAAATGAAGTTGAAACCAGGCCGTAAGTGGTCTAAAGAACCCTTCATGGGCTTTAAAACAGACAAAGATGGCGATATTGTCTTTAAATTTAAGGTACCGTCTACAATTAAGACCCGTTCAGGAGAAGAACTGCCGAGAACTATTGGTGTCTTTGATGCCGCAGGAAACCCGATTAAGGGGGACAATATTGGGAATGGCTCTACTGTAAAGGTTGCAGCAACATTGATACCATTCCACGTCTCTAATGCGGTCAATGGTGTCTCTTTGCGCCTGAACGCCGTCCAGGTGCTTAACCTTATTGAATATGGCCAGGGGGGCTCTGCTAAGTCCTATGGCTTTGGTGAAGAAGCTGGTTATGTCTGTGAGGAAAACACTGTGTCCGCAGACGAGAATGAAGATAACGCAGAATTGGTTGAAGGGGATTTTTAAAAGGTGAGACGTTTTTCACGAAGAGGTGGGTGGTCTAATCACATCAACAGGGGTTACAGGTCAGGGTTAGAAGATAACGTGGCCTTGCAGCTGCAAGATGCTAAAATCAAAGTAGAGTATGAAAAATATACGATAGATTATAGCATTCCAGAGCAGGTGCACCATTACACACCCGACTTTGTGCTGCCTAATGGTGTCATAGTGGAAACTAAAGGCATCTTTGATGTAGAAGACCGTAAGAAGCACATTTTAATCAAGCAGCAGCATCCGAATTTAGACATTCGGTTTGTCTTTTCATCAGCTGGAACAAAAATATACAAAGGCAGCCCTACGTCTTATGCTGACTGGTGTAAGAAACATGGGTTCAAATATGCTACAAAATGGATTCCAGAAGAATGGTGGAAAGAAGATAAAAAAGATACAGGAGGCCTCATCATGAAAAATAAAAAGTAAATAAAATGGGTAAATACGTAAAATATTTAAAGCGAGAACAGACAGATTGTCTGATAATTGATAAGAGGGATGTAGAAGATAAGTCCTTACAAGAGATGTACTGTGAAATGAAAAGAAATGCACGTTTTGACACGGGCTACCACTTCATTATTCACAGGAACGGTAGTGTAGAAGAAGACCATACTGCTGATGAGGTGGCGGGTATTCAGTTTAAGAAAAAAGCGACTGGCATTGCACTCTTAATTCCAACGGTTAGGGGGAAAATGACGGCCGCACAGACAAAAGCCTTTAAGGCAATAGTAGCAAAATTAAAAGAGACCTATCAGGGGGTGACACAATCCTATCCCACATTTACTGATGAGTCTCTTTTAGCTATGGAGGGGTGAGAAAAATCGGTGAAATCATTAAAGCACATCTTCCTTGTCCCGATTGTGGAAGTCATGATGCTTTAGCCCTTTATGATGATGGGCACACTTATTGTTATTCGTGTCATGCAACACATCATGAAACACAACCTAAAGAAAAGGGTGCTCTGTATGACATAGAAGACTGGCCGACTGTCCCATTAAAAAAGCGGGGAATTAACGAAAAGACATGCAGGTTATATTCGTATAAAGCAGGATTGCATAATGGACAGCCCATTCAGATAGCTTGTTATTTTAATGATAATGGTGTCTGTGTGGGACAAAAGGTACGGTATCCAGATAAGAGGTTTACCACACTGGGGAAGATAAGTAACCGTTTCTTTGGACAGCATTTATGGCCAGGGGGCGGGGGAAAGAAGCTGGTAGTGACAGAAGGTGAGATTGATTGCCTTACTGTGTCACAGCTGAATGGTAATAAGTACCCCGTTGTATCTATTCCTAATGGTGTCTCCTCTGCTAAGCGGGTCTTTAAAGAGAACATGGATTGGCTTAATTCCTTTGAACAGGTTATTGTCATGTTTGATATGGATGAGCCAGGACGAAAGGCTGTAAAGGATGTTGAGGGCTTATTGCAGCCTAATAAACTTTATGTAGCCACATTGCCCCTTAAAGACCCTAATGAGTGCCTTTTGGCTGGCAGAGGACAAGAAGTTATCAAAGCTATCTGGAATGCCAAAAAGTACACCCCAGACGGCATTGTGAATGGTGCTGACCTGTGGGAAGAAGTAAGTAAGCAGGAAGATACAGAGCAGGGCTTTATGTTTCCTTGGGACATCCCGCTGAATAAGATGACCTGTGGTTTGAGAAAAGGTGAATTAACTGTCTTAACGGCGGGGACAGGTGTAGGCAAGACAACGTTCGTGAGACAGGTTGCTTACGATTTGGGTGTCACAAAGGGCCTTAAAGTGGGCTTATTGATGCTTGAAGAGAACGTAAAGCGCACCGCCCGTGGTTTGATGTCTATTGCAGCATCTAAGCGGTTATACATGAATAGGCAGGGTGTCTCCGAAGAAGAGTACAAGCAGGCCTTTGATAAGACATTAGGGACTGGACACTTTATTCTATACGAGCATTTTGGTTCCTTAGATGGTGATAACTTGTTAAGCAAGATAAGATATATGGCTGTAGGAGAGCAGTGTGATTTTATTATCCTTGACCACATATCTATTGCTGTGTCTGGTTTGGAAGGTGACAACGAGCGAAAGCTAATTGATATTCTGATGACACAGTTACGCTCTTTAGCCGAAGAGACGGGAGTAGGTCTGATTGTAATTTCGCACCTGAAGCGTATTGATGGCATGTCTCACGAAGAAGGAGCAGCAACCTCCCTTTCGCAGTTGCGGGGGTCTGGCGCTATTGCACAACTGTCCGATACAGTCATTGGCTTAGAGAGAAATCAGCAGGCAGATGGGGAACAAAGAAATAGGGTCCGTATTCGTGTCTTAAAAAACCGCTGGACAGGAGAGACAGGGATTGCGGGTTATCTCTTTTATAACAAGGCTACAGACCACTTGGAAGAAACCGAACCCCTATCAGTAGAAGAAAGAGAGGAGGCAGAAGAGGATGGTAGTCCTTTTTGATTGACAATGCTTTTATTTGATATTGAAAGCAATGGGCTGTTAGAGGATATGACAGTTATCCATTGTCTATGCATCTCTGATGGACACAAAAATATTGTTCGTTATGGGCCAGACGCCGTGGAAAGGGGCATTAAAAGGTTGCACAATGCCATTCGGTCTGGAGAAGGAATATGCGGACATAACATCATAAATTTTGATATTCCCGCCATTCAAAAGCTTTACCCTTGGTTCTCTATTGATAGGGCCCAGCGAAAGAATATTGTAGACACCTTGGTAATGGCACGCTTGATATATTCCAATATTGGTGAGTCTGATTATGGCCGATATCGGGCGGGTAAGTTGCCAGGAACATTGATTGGGTCTCATAAGCTGGCTGCTTGGGGTTACCGTTTAGGTGTCCTAAAAGGTACCTATGCGGAAGACACAGAGGATGCTTGGGCTGTCTTTAATGAAGAAATGCTGGACTACAACGAACAGGATGTTGTTGTCACAGAGTGTCTTTATGATAAGCTGCTGGAACAGAAATATTCACAGACAGCTATAGAGCTTGAGCATAAAATAGCGTGGCTTATGGCGCAGCAGGAACGCAATGGTTTCCCATTTGATGTACAGGGGGCTATAAAACTGGAAGGTGTCTTACGTGCCAGAGCAGCAGCACTGGACGAGGAAATACGAAAGATGGTACCCCCTATTCCTGATAAGGTCTTTATTCCAAAAAGGGATAATAAGACCCTTGGATACGTGAAGGGTGTCCCTATTCAGCGTTATAAAGAGTTTAACCCAAACAGCAGACAGCAGATTGAATTTATTATTTGCAAACACTATGGGTATTTACCAGACAATGTGGAACTCTATGCGGAAGATGGACGCCTTAAAATGGATGAGCAGACCTTTAAGTACCTAAAAGGTGACAAAAAAGCTCCTAAAGAAGTACAGGTGCTTGCTCCTTTATTAGAAGAACAGCTAATGATTTCAAAGCGTTTAGGGCAACTGGCAGACGGCAGTCAGGCATGGTTGTCTCATGTGAAAGCGGATGGACGCATTCACGGGCGTGTTAATCCTAATGGGGCAGTAACAGGAAGAGCGACACATTCGTCCCCCAATGTTGCCCAGGTGCCACATAATGGTGCTCCTTATGGCAAAGAATGCAGGGCGCTATTTGGTGTACCAAAGGGGTGGATACAGGCGGGGATAGACGCATGTGGTTTAGAGCTACGGTGTCTTTCCCATTTTTTATACCCCTATGATGAGGGTAAGTATGCTTATGAAGTTGTCCATGGGGATATTCATACGGCGAACCAAAAAGCAGCGGGTCTTGAAAAGAGAGACACGGCAAAGACATTTAATTACATGGGTGTCTATAAATCCATTGAAAACGGTGAACATCTTATTAAATAAGACAATACCGTGCTAAGGCAAGGAGGTGATATTATGACAAGGGATAACTACTTAACAAAGGTGCTTAGCAGCTGCTGTAATCCGACTAAAGCGCAACAAACAGCTAATGCTAAAAAATATCCACAAGGGTATTTTAAAGAAAAAGCATGTAGGCATTGTGGCGTGGTGTTTACCCCAAAAGCGCCATCAGAATTATACTGTTCTGATTTTTGTAAAGATTATGCAGTAACTAATGCTTATTATCAACGTGTGTATCATATTTCTTTAAAGACATACATAGATATAGCAGAACGGCAAAATTTTGTATGTGCAATATGTGGCAAGGAGAATTTTCCTATGGGAGAGCACCATACGGGGTGTTTGGTTGTAGACCATGACCATAAAAGGGGCATTGTTAGGGGTCTTCTGTGTCATAATTGTAATAGAGCCCTGGGTTTATTTCAGGATAAGAGTGAAATAATATATAGGGCTTTTTCCTATTTGCAAAGTGTAACGACTATTCCGAAAGGAAGTACACCTAAGCAGGTGGAAGCGGTGGACAAGGTTATTTAACCTTGAAGAGATAGTCTGTTCTTTATGGTGACATAAAGCAGTTCATAAGAGAACGCTACAGGAATAGCGACCCTGTAGGAACAAAAAGTATTTATGCCTATTTGTATGGGGCTGGGGACGCTAAGATTGGTAAGATTGTTGGTGGTGATGCTACAGAAGGTAAGCGTCTAAAAAAGAAGTTTTTGGCAGCAACACCCGCCATTAAGAACCTTAGAAAGGCTATTGAGGGTGTCTTAGTTAAAGAGACCTATCACGGCAAGATTACCAGGTGGAAGCGTCATTATCTAAAAGGCTTAGATGGCCGACTATTGCATGTACGGTCTATTCATTCTGCTTTAAATCTTCTGCTCCAAAGTGCAGGCGCTTTGGTCTGTAAATACTGGATAGTACGGTTGCTGGACAGGGGGCTGAAGCACGGTTGGGAAGGTGACTTTGCACTAATGGCTTGGATACATGACGAGCAGCAGGTGGCCTGCCGAACCAGACAAATAGCAGAGATAGTAGTACAAGAAGCACAGCTTGCAATGAGAGATACGCAGGCGTTTTTTAATTTTAGGTGTCAGTTGGACACAGAAGGCATTATAGGCCATAACTGGGAGGAGTGTCATTAAGATGGTATTTGAAGATGTTAAAGTGGGACAAAGGGTACGTTATACGAGGGGCGTGAGCTTTTTAGAAGGGTGTGTGGGTACCTGTACTTACATATCACCAGCAGGCCAGATTGCAATTGAGTTTGATAAAAGTCATATGGCTTTACATACGTGTAACGGACATTGTAAAGATGGCCATGGATGGTGGTGTAGGCTGTTCTTTTTGAATCCTGTAGAAGAAGAGGTAGTTGATAACAGCACCCCGTGTGCACCGCCACCTGTAGAGGAGACAGCGCCCAATAGGGGAATGTCTAATGACCAGGTAGATGCACACATAGCAAGACTGGAGGATGTTGTAGAAACATTTTTCACAATAGGTGTTTCAAGACAGGATATGCTTGAGTTATTTAATGATATAAGCAAGAAGCATTTTTCAGAAAAACAGCTTCGGGATAGAATTGCAAAAATAAAAGACAAGGTAACAAAATGTCAGAACTAATACAGTTTTTAAAAGAGGTTCATATGCGTTCTCCAGCATTGCAGAGCGATTTTGCCAGGGAGAATGCCTTTTTTATTGCCGAGGCAGCATCACGGGGGCTAATCTCTTCTGTCATTGAAAACACAGCTTGTAATTATTGGACAGTAACAGAAAAGGGCTTATCTCTGATGTCTTATGGCGGAGGGGGTGGCTCTTTACGCTTACATTAATTTTTGATGCAGACATGCTTGTTTTTGAAAGTGCTTCCAGCGTAGAGACACCTGTCAACTGGGGTGGAGACCTATGGACACTTCATGCTAACGCATCGGACGCAGAAGCCCAATTTGAGGACAGGGTGTCCCTTATTGTGGACAAAGTGTTAAACCATATGGACTATGAAGGTGAATATGGTCTAATTATGTGTTTTTCAGACCCAAAGCAGAATTTTCGAAAAGAAGTCTTGAGTACCTACAAAGGGAACCGTGCTGGGAAGCTAAAGCCTGTTTGTTATGGGGCAGTACGCCAGTGGGTAGAAGACAGATATGATTGTGTCTCTTATCCGACCCTGGAAGCGGATGATTGCGTGGGGCTCCTTGCTGATAGGTATAGGGGGCATGAAGTACACATTTCGGGCGATAAAGATTTCAAGACAATCCCTGGACTCTTTTTTGATTTTTTGCATGATGCGTGGTTTGAGATTTCAGAAGAGCAGGCTTATAAGAATTTTTTAGCACAGGTCATGATAGGAGATGCTGCCGATAACTATAAGGGATGTCCTGGTATAGGCCCAAAGACAGCAGATAAAGTTTTAGAAAAATATGGGGTGGTCTGGAAGACAGTTGTTGACCAATTTAAAAAGGCTGGGTTGTCTGAAGGAGAAGCACTCCAGCAAGCACGGGTGGCACATATTCTAAACAAAGAGGAGGAGTATGACGTATGCAAGTACAAGGTTACGTTGTGGAACCCGAACTAACGGTCTACATGGTGAAACCAAAAGACACCACATATATTTATCAGGCACTGCATGCTTTTACAGAATGTGCAATGAAAAATAAATACTGTGCACAGTTTTATTCTGAAAAGAGCGCTGAAGAAGCTATGAGGGTTATGGCAGTAATGCGGTGTCTGGCAGCCTTCCTATATAAGGGAGACGTTGTGGGGTATGTGGGGTATACCATTGAGAACCCATGGTGGATGAGTCAAGAAGTTTTTAGAGAGCTTTTTGTCCTTTGTGTCAGCCCCAATTTTCATGGCTTTGGGCGTGTAGCTGCAAAGTGGATGGAAGAGACAGCAAAGTTAAATCATATACTACTCTTAGAAACCGCAGCTGCCCTTCCTGAAGACCCCCAGTTGGCAAAGAACCTGTATATGAAGAAGCAGGGGTTTACTTTAGAGTACCCCTCCTTTGTGAAGATTTTGAAAGAGGGTAAAAGATGACAATTAATGAGGAATTGAAAACCCCTTATGTTTCCCCACAGCTGATAGAGTATCTGGATGGTGTCTTTAATACCGAAGGTTTATTGTCTGGGTTTCCTCTTACCATGGACGCTGAACGGCAGATAGGGTACTTGCAAGGCATTGTGGCTGTAAAAGAGCATTTACGGTCTGTAGCTTTTGAAAAAGAAGAAGAGGAGGACTAATGTGCTTATGGTCTAAAGTGAGCATGCCAAAGATTAACACGGCAGGAAGAGACATTCTCCCGTATACACAGACAAAAGACCCTGACTCCCCTATCTTTGGTGGTAGTCAGGATTATAAGAAGAAAATACGGGGGGCACAGGAATTAAAGATTGATAGAGATGAAGACGATAATGACACCCGTGGGAATTATGGTACGGACTGGATTTTATAAAGCAGAAAGGAGACTTAATGGGTAGCGTAGGTAAAGCAATTGGAAAATTAGTAAAGCACGCTGTACGGGGTGTAGGTAAGGTTGTTGGTGGCGTTACTGGGGGGGTGTTTGGCAGACAGAAACAGCCAGATATTAATGTAGAACAGCCAGCACAGGCAGCCGCACCCGCAGCACAGGAAAGTGGTCAGACAGATGTCAACATTGACACAGTGGCCGATAAAAAGAAAAGAAAAGCAAAGGGCAAGAAAGGCCTGATGATTAATGCAGGCGCCAATGCTTCTGGTGGTACCACAGGGACAGGACTGAATATCTAATGGCAGAGACACAACGGACAGAAACAGCAAAAGCTCTTTATGAGCGCTTAGTGTCTGAAAGGTCTCCATATGTAACCAGGGCGGAAGAGTGTGCAAAGTATACGATACCCTCATTGTTTCCTAAAACGGGAGCAGGGGCGTCTACAACGTTTGACACACCATACCAGTCTGTAGGGGCACGAGGGGTAAATAATTTAGCATCAAAACTGATGTTAGCCTTATTTCCCCCTAATGCCCCCTTTTTTAGGTTGTCTCCAGGCCAGGAAGCACAAAAAGACCTGGAAGCAAAGCCTGAATTAAAGACGCGGGTAGAACAGGTACTAATGCAAAAGGAGCACCAGCTGGCTGACTATGGGGAGACACATCAGTACAGAGTGACCCTTGCTGAAGCCATAAAGGTACTTATTGTTACGGGGAATGACCTTTTGTTCCTTCCACCAAAAGAAGAGGGGATGAAGCTGTATAAACTCAATTCTTATGTGGTACAGCGTGATGCCTTAGGGAATGTTATTCAGCTTGTTACTTTAGATAAGATAGCCTATGCCGCCCTCCCAGATGACATTCAGTCCTTGGTGGACGGAAAGGGGCAGACAAAGAAGCCAGAAGATATCATTGAGGTTTACACACATGTTTACCGTGAAGATGATAAATTTTTGTCTTATCAGGAAGTAGATGGGCAGACAGTCCCTGGTTCAGACCAGTCTTTCCCATTATTAAAGACCCCGTGGATACCGTTGCGTATGGTAAAGGTAGATGGAGAGTCTTATGGACGGTCTTTCGTAGAAGAGTATTTAGGGGACTTGAAGTCTCTTGAAGGGCTTTCTAAGGCCATTGTGGAGACAGCAGCCATTGCGGCTAATGTTTTATTTTTGGTAAATCCTAACGGGATTACAAGGCCATATAAATTGTCTAAGGCACAGAGCGGTGAATTTGTACCAGGCAGAAAAGAAGACATTCACGCTTTACAGCTGGAGAAATATGCAGACTTGCAGGTGGTTAATGCTACCATTCAGAATATTGAGTCCAGGCTGTCTTATGCCTTTATGCTTAACAGTGCCGTGCAGCGGAATGGGGAGCGTGTTACTGCTGAAGAAATTCGCTATGTGGCATCCGAACTGGAAGACACCCTTGGTGGTGTCTATTCTATTTTGTCTCAAGAGCTCCAGTTGCCTTTGGTAAGGCGCATGTTGGCGCAACTGGCTGCAACAGGACAGATGCCTGATTTACCAGAAGACCTGGTAGAACCCACGATTACTACAGGGTTAGAAGCCCTTGGACGTGGACACGATTTAAATAAGCTGACAACATTTATGCAGCTGATTGCCCAGAACCCCGAACAGGCAAAAGCCATTAAGTGGAATGAAATGACCCTTATGGAAGCCAATGCACTTGGTTTGGATGTGTCTGGTTTAGTCAAGACTGAAGAAGAAATGCAGCAGGAA